TGCCGAAAGCGTCCACGGCGCGGTTTTTCGCCGTTCTGTAACCGCATACGGTATTCGGAGACAGGCGCGGTTCGCACTGCTCCCACCATTCATCGGCGACGGCCTCGAATGTACGGCCATTGTCTGCGGCATTGTTCGCGTGTTTCTCCAATTCGCGGATATAGTCGTCACGCTTTTGCTCGACTTCTTTGTCGGTTTTCCCGTAGAAATACTTCCGCTCGCCATTGATGGTGTCAGACAGGACGATGCGGCCATCTTTGCGCAGCGTGTATTTTGTCCTTTTTCTTGCCATTGGTGTCCTCCTATGGTATCATAAAAGGGTAGACGGCTCCCTTTATTGACGTATTGGTGGGTTTCTACTCTGACCGTCCTGGTGTTGCAGCACCGGGGCGGTTTTGTATAAGAATGAAATGTTCGGAAATTTGTAAAGATAACAGTGCGATGAAATGTTGAATTACAAAAACGCTTGATTTTGAAATTTAACTGTTTCCCTAGAGCACTGCACCGGGGAAAGGAATAGATGCTTGCAAGGAGTAAAGAGAGCGAGCAGTCAAGTGCAAAAATGCACATATTTGTTAAAGTTAGACAACCAAAGATAGTAAATTATGTGCAATTAGATGTTTACATTTCCGTGAAAAAAGCATAGAATATAACCGTAGGATGTTTATCATCCTATGCAAGATAAGAAACACATGTTTCGTCATCTCGCGTCCACCACGCAACTGCCGCCTGTCGCCAGCGGCCAATAAGAGTGCGACTTGCTTACGATTGCCGCCCGCCTGCGTGCGGCATACAAGTGCAGGCTTGCAACACACGAAGCCCTCTGCAGAAAGCGGGGGGCTTCTGCATTATAGACAGAGGAGAAGCCTATGCAGTTGGTTGCGCATGGCCTTTATACGGTTAAAGACCGATACTTCACCGAATTTGGGAACGGATACTGGGTTGACAATAAGCAGGAAGGAAGGCCGTACTATTATCTGTTTCAAGATACCGACGGTGTGGATTGGGTGATTCCAATCAGTTCACAAGTTGATAATTATAAAAGAAAAATTGCGAAAGAAGAGAAAAAGCGCGGCGTAGGTAAGTGTATCTATTATCATATTGGATTGGTCGCTTCGAAGGAGCGAGTGTTTCTGATTGGAGACATGTTCCCGATTGATGAACGATACATAAAAGCGCCATACAGAATCAGCGCTTACCATTATGTCAGCAAGAACAAAGCACTCAATACTACGCTTCGCAGAAAGGCCACGAAATATCTTCGGCTGGTAGAACAGGGCGTAACATACAGCCGCAACGATATCATGGGAATTAAGCAAAAACTGATATCAGATAGAGTAGCAACAACAAAATAAATGGGCCCAGTGACTGCCCACATATTTGCTGCCCCGGTGCGTTGCACCGGGGCAATTCTCATTTGATATCCGGTACCGTGGGAATTGCATCTTCACCCGGCAGGACAGCGCTGCAAAGCGTTTCAATCGCGTGTGCAAGCTCTTTGGCCTTGTCGGCGCTCATAATAAGAGAGGCGACAGGCTCCTTTGTGACTTTGTCGAGTTTACCTGTGCCGTCGAAACTGGGACACTGTTGTGCGAAGCAAAGCACAAATTCGTTGCCATTTCCGCTGAGAGCACAGCTAAAGCCGTTTGCGTACTGATACATAGCTACCTCCATTATTACATTTGCATCAATTCATCCGCGTCATCCAGAGTTTTAAACTCTGCGACTTCGGAAGATTCAGTGTGCCATTCGCACGGTCTGTAATCGTCAAAACGAATGATTTGCCCCTGATTATAGTGCGGCGGAGCAGTAGTGACAAACGGGCATTGCATTGGGATTTGCAGCTTATCAGCGATCTGGGAAAGTGTATTGAGCGTGAAGTTTGTCTCGCCCTTCTCCCATTTTGACACGGTGCTTTGAGACACGCCCATATAGTCGGCGAATTCTTTTTGATTCATGTGGAGATCAAAGCGTTTTTTGCAAATCTCCGCGGCGATTACTCCCTGCAGTCCTGCGAGCTTGATTGCGGCCGGGGACATGGATTTTGAAAGCGCATCCAGTAGTGCGTAGGTGTTAGGCGTTTTCATGGTTATCTCCCTTTCTGGCTTCTTCGAGGCGTGCTTTTGCTGGCTCGATATACTTGGTGTAGTCGGTCTTCCGCTTTCCTCCTCGCTCGTAGAAGGATAACAAAAGAATCGGCTGTTGGTTTTGCAGGAACGAATATAGCACTCGTATGTTGTACCCGTTGCCTGTAAGGTGCATACTGAACAGGCCGTTGCCGATGGATTCAAACTCTTTAGACTGTACTGCTTGCGCACCGAACATGGACAGCATTTTTAACTGCCGGATGAGTGTAGCAAAAAGCTTTTCTTCAATACCGGTTTCGGCAATCAGCTCGACCAACTCTTGATAAAATTCACGAGTATACAGAAGTTCACCGAGTATGCTGCATAGCCAGGATAGCACTTCTTCTCTTTTCATTCTATGTACCTCAGCGCAATAATATTACTTTTAGAGAATAATATCAATAGAAATGATAAAAAAATTTGCGGATAGAATAAAATGTTTACATTTTTGGCGTAGATTTGACTTACGGCACTTCATTCTCCCTTAGTCAGGAAATGCCGCCTGTACAGCTCTTTCAGCTCATCGGCGGTGTAGTTCGTGCCGAACCGGCGATTGATGAGGCCGCGCGTGATGCCCCAATTCCAGCCGTATTTGTGGACCAGGCGGTACATGACGCTATAGATTTCTGCCTGCATGCGTGCCACGCCTCCTCACACGGCGCTTTCTTCGCTGATCGCGCTGTCGATCATCTGCTGTAGCTTATCGCGATCCCACAGCAAGATGCCGTTCTTTTCGGCCAGTTGCTTTGCACCGGCGGTAAAATAATTATTTGTCATCACAACACCAACATGGCAGTTGTACATGCTTTTACCGGCGCACACTTCCTGCACTGGCGTGTTCCCCAGCGCGGAAGAATAGCATTTACACTGGACGGCATAGCGCACGCCTTCTTTTTCGGCAATCACATCAACACCTTGGTCTCCAGAACCAGGCGTCACAGACACGTTGACAAAGCCGTTTTTTCGCAGCAGGTCAGCGCAATAGTTTTCAAATTCATGGCCTTCCATACCGTCGGTTTCAGAAATGTCGATGCCTGACATCGTGCCTTCGCAACGAACCGTGCCGTCAGCAGCTGCATATGTGTTTACAACACCGCATTCCGCAAATAACTGGTTGCGTAGTTTAATCGCAAATTCCATGGTCTCATCATCGAATTCGTTTTTGTGTTTTTCAATTTCATCTGCAAATATGCGGCATAGGCTCTCTACATGGCTGCGGCTGTTTCTGTATGTTGTTTTCGCCGCTTTTTTTACGCTGTTGTAATGCCGTTCGATAGCATCTCTTGTGTGCCATTGCTTGTTATTGACGAAAATGTCGTACTGAGTAGATGGTTTCAAAGTGAATGGCACACGATCTTCAAATGCAATCAATTCATGTGTTTCGGACAGTATGGAATGATAGTAGGACAAAAACGTTTCGATGTCGTCAGCCTCGTTCGCCAATTCTGTAGACGCCTGCGCTTTTGCAATCAGATCTTGAACCGTTGAGTACATCTTTGTTTTTCTTCGCTTAGACGCCCAAAAAAGAGCAGCGCCGCTGCCGACAAGAAGTATACCATCCACAGCGAATCCGACCGTGTCGTTTATAACGCCTATCATGAAAACCGGAAATGCCAACGAAAAGCATATGACTCCGATCCACTGCAGCCCGTCAAGCTTTTGCTTGTTCTTCACAATCAATCCCTCGTTTCTGTTCTTCCTTCTTCAACTGTTTATGTATCATCCTGTCATGTGGCAACATAGACACACGGCTGATAATTGAAAAATAGCATATTTCGGGCAGTATTGCAATAAGTTAGCAAAAAACGTTCGGAATACCGAACGTTTTCAACACGCAGCCGAAAAATGTGGTAGGATTATGGCGAGGATGAAAAACAATGTACGGGAGTATAGAGAATACAAAGGCGTCAGTCTGCGGTGGCTGGCCAGAAAGGTGGGGTGTGGGACAAGTACGCTGTGCGACATAGAGAAGGGCAGGAGCGTTCCAAACGTCCGCCTCGCCATTCGGATAGCGCGGGCGCTGGGAACGACTGTGGAAGAACTGTGGGAGGGAGCAAAGTGAATGGATAGACGGGAGCATTTACGACGTGAGATTGAGCGGCTTCTGGATGATGCGGACGAGCGAATGCTTATGATGGTACTTAGTTTTTTGCGAGCGGCTTGATATGGATATGTAATTGGAAACCCGGAGCGGGAATCAATCCTGCTCCGGGTTTTTGTCGTTTGTAGTGATCTGCTGTGCGAATGCTTCAATGTCATTCCACCGTTCGGCCGGCAGGCGCGAGAGCGCAAGCAGAAAGCGACGGCGGAAATTGTCCTCTTCGCCGTGCATGACATTGCCGACGAAACGCATGATCTCCTCGTCGCGCGCAATTTGGATGAACATTTCACCATCGCCGGTGCGCAGCCAATGTTCGCTGACGCTGTACGTCCGGCATATGGATGTAATCATAATATCCGAAACGGCCGCACGTCCGTTTTCAACGTTATTGATCATGTCCCTGCTCGCACCGAACGGTGCGCCAAAAGCGGACTGCGAAAGCCCCAACGCCTTGCGAACATCTTTAATTCGGCTATTCGTATTAGCCACCTCCTTTGCGTGTCTATAATCTATCACGACGTTTTGAGCTTGTCAACACAAAAAGCGCGCGGCGATTTTTGAAAAATGTGTTGACAAACTCATTTTTCGGCGATATTATGAGCATACAAGCACAAGCGAATGTGTTCGTGAACACAAATCGGGAGGTGAAACGGCAATGTTGACCGGTAACGAACAGAAAACCATCGAGCGGCTGGCGGCCATGATGCAGAGCATGGACGATCTGCAGAAGGCGCAGCTGTGCGCTTTTGCGGAGGGGCTGGCGATGGCGCTGGAGCACAGCAAGCGCGCGTCGTAAGGCGCGCGCAATCCATTCGATCGGAGGTGAGCGAAATGAACTATTCCAACATCCATTACGTAAATCTGCGGGCAGAAATGGCACGCGGGAATATCGGTATCGGCCAGATGGCGAACGCGCTGCACATCAGCCGGGACACGATGGCACGGAAGCTGGCGGGCAGATCTCCGCTGCATCTGGACGAGGCGTTCCGGCTGCGAGATCGGTTCTTCCCGGCGTGCAGCGTCGAAGCACTGTTCCGGGAAGAAAGGGAAGAGCGAGGCGCATAAAACACCTCGCTCAGCTGGTAGATTATTTCGTTTTTTTGCTGGGGCGCTGTGCAAGAGCGCTCGCAGCGGCGGTTTTGCTGGCCTTGCCGGTTCGACCGTCACGAAGCACCTTCGACGCCGCGGTCGCGGCTCTGGCGCTTGTCTGCTTGGAATTGCGCAATGTGCTGCCTCCTTTCTTTGGAGAATTGTACGCCGTGCTGGTAACACGGCATACATTAAATATACAACATATTGCGCTAAATATCAAGTGTAATAGCACATTTAGTGCCAGAAAGGAACAAAAGGACGAATTCCATGACGCCGCAGAAAGCAATTTCGAAAAGGAGAGAGGTACATATGCCGCGAGAAAAAGAAACCTTCCGGCTTGAGCTGGAGGAAATCTTGAAGTTCACCGGCGGCCGCCGGGTGCTGACGGTGACAGACGTCAGCAATTATACAGGGCAAAGCAGACGGGTGTGCCGCGAGCGGTACAACGTCAGCGGGAAAGAGGGCATCAGCGCCGTGGCGCTCGCCCAGATGCTGGCCAGATAGGTCAAGAGAAAGGAGAAACCAATGAAAGCAACAGGAATCATCAGGAGGGTCGATGACCTCGGCCGCATCGTGCTGCCGAAGGAGCTGCGCCAGACGATGGGCATCCGGACGGGAGATCCCATGGAGATCTATACAGACGCGGACAATATCATCCTGCGCAAGTATGCGCCGGGCTGTGCGTTTTGCGGGAGTGTGGACGGAGTCCGACATATCCACGATGTGCCGATGTGCGCTATCTGTGCGAACAACATGCAGATGCTGTACCGCACGGCAGAGGGGAGAGACGGCAAATGAAGGTGTTCGGAGATCCGCGCGCCAAGGCGAAGGTGCGCCGATTGATCGTCGGTGCGACAGAGGACGCCATCATGGCTGTGATGTTTTTGGCCGTGGGGTGCCTGCTTGGCTGGGTCATGCATGTGATCTTCACAGCCCTCGGCGTCGCATGAGACGTCCGGAGGTCGTATATATGTCACCGGCAGAGCTGGCCATGCGCCGCCGACATGACCGCTGGGCCGCAAAAGGCCGCGCGCGGGTGGCGC